GGGTTCGGTATCTGGACTATCTGAAGGACTACCCGGACACATGCAGCCAGGTGATCCAGTTCGGGTCCAACCTGCTGGACTTTGTCCGGAACTGGGACTCCGCTGAGTATGCCACGGCCATCGTCCCTCTGGGGAACCGGCTGGACGACAGTCCCATCGAGGCGCTGGACGCCTATCTGACGGTGGAGAGCGTGAACGGCGGAAGCCTGTACGTCCAATCAGACGAGGCAGTGACGAGCCATGGCTGGATCGCGAAGACGGTGAACTGGGACGATGTGAGCGACCCCCAGGTGCTGCTGGAGAAGGCCAGGGAGTATCTGGCGGACCTTCAGTTTGACAACCTGGAGCTGGAGCTTTCCGCCCTGGACCTGCACTATCTGGACGTGGAGACTGAGGCGGTGAAGCTGCTGGACGAGATCCGGGTCATCTCCCGTCCCCACGGGCTGGACCGGCTCTTCCCGGTGACCAGGCTGGAGATCCCGCTGGATGCCCCGGAGAACACCCAGTTCAAAATGGGGGATTCGGTACAGGTGAGCCTTACCAGCGTGAGCAACCAGACCAACGCCGCCGTGCTGGACAAGATCGAAAACCTCCCCAAGGCCCACAACATCCTCAAGGAGGCCCAGGAGAACGCCACCCACATCATGAACATGGCCACCACGGGCTACATCACCATCACGAGGGACGAGCACGGCTCGGACACCCTCTATATTTCCAACGTCCGGGACTACACCAAGGCTGACAAGCTCTGGAAGTGGAACATGAACGGCCTGGGCTACTCCAACGACGGGGGAAAGACCTTCGGGCTGGCCATCACCATGGACGGGGCCATCGTGGCCGACTACATCACAGCGGGGGTGCTGAACGGCAACGTGCTCCGGGTGGGCGTCATCCGGGACTACAACTCCAACGTGATCCTGGACCTGGACAAGGGCGCCCTGACCATGAAGAAGGGCTCCATCAACATCGGAAACGGAAACTTCACCGTGGACGAGCAGGGTAACCTCTACGCCAGGCGGGGTACCTTCGCGGGGACGCTGGCAGGAGCCAAGGGGACCTTCGGCGGCACAGTGCAGGCGGAGGACTTTTTGGACAAGTACGGCAACAGCATGATGGACCTGGCCAAAGAAAAGTTTACCGCCGGATATCTGGACCTGTACGGCCTGACCGTCACCAACAAGAGCACTGGGGCGGTCACCTTCGCCGTGGGGCCGACGGGCCTTATCACCATCAACGGCCAGGTGACCATGGGGGCCGGGAGCACCATCAACTGGGCCCAGGTGAACAACCAGAACCTCCACTCCAACCCGGCGTACAGCCTGGCGAACAACGCCTATAATCTGGCGGACGACGCCTACTATGAGGCGGAGCTGGCCTACGACCGGGCGAACCGGGCTTACAAGCTGGCCGACTCCATCGAGATGCCGGGGTACATCAAGAGCACCTACATCGACCAGACCACGATCCGTTCCCCGGTCATCGAGGGTGGAGAATTTTATGGCGAGGAATTCAACATCATCGCCGGGAGCGACTTCGGAAGCTTCAACCTCTACGGCCCTTTCGGGAGCAGCCGTTACCACATGCTGGCCATCGAATATTTCGAGGGCGACGCCCCTCTCATCAACATTTACAGCCCCTGCGGCGGATACATCACCATTGGCCAGCGACGAAACGGGATCGTCTACTTCGAGGGAATCGTGGATTTCAGCGCCGCAGACGTCCAAGGTCTGGATTTAGGAACAGGAGCATGACACAGCCATGAAGAAAATGTTAAAAAATTCCGAAGTGTTTGAGCGGCTCCACTCGCTCAAGCCACTGCTGTCCCGGCGGGATCGGATCGGTTACATCGCCGCCCGGAACTACCGCTTTCTCTCCAACTCCCTGGTGGAATATGAGACCATCCGCCTCAGCCTGATCGAGAAGTACGGAGAGGAAGGGAAGGATGAACGGGGGCAGCCCACCTTTGTCCTCAAAATGGAGTCCCCCAATTTCAAGACGTTCTGTGACGAGCTGGCTCCCTTCAACGAGATGACCCATGAGGTGGAGCTGATGACCGCCAAGTACAGCGAAGCGGAGGGGAACCTGACGGGGGAGGAAATTTTGGCCATCGACTGGATGCTGGAAGATTAGGAGGTGGTCCGATTTGGCCGACATCAGCAGTTTTTTGAAGAAGATTCTGGAGGCGATCTACGGTGAGGAGGTGCGGGGTTCCATCCACGACGCCCTTGCCGCCATGAATAAGGAGTCCTCCAGCGCCATGGAGTTTGCCGCCACGGCCAAGGACTCCGCCAAGGCCTCCGCGGAAAAAGCCAAGAACGAGGCGGACACCGCCAGGCAGAAGGCGGCTGAAGCCCTGGACTCCGCCGGGAAAGCCGCCCAGTCTGAAACCAACGCCAAAGCCTCGGAGACTGCGGCGGAGGGGTACGCGGACCTCGCCGTTGACGCAGCGGAACGGGCCGGAACCTCGGAGGAGAACGCCAAGGCCTCGGAGCAGACGGCTCTGCAACAGGCCAGAGAGGCGGAGGAGTCCAAGAACGCCGCTGCTCTCAGCGAGGCCGAAGCCAAGGCGGCAGAAGAGCGGGCTAAGGAGGTCCGCAATCAGGTGGAGACCCTGGGTGCCCAAGCCACGGCAGACGCCGCAGCGGCTCAGGAAGCCAGGATCGCCACAGAGGCGGCGCGGGACGCGGCCAAGGTTAGTGAAACCAACGCAAAGGCCTCGGAGACCAAGGCGGAAGACGCCAAAGCGGGCGCGGAAGCGGCGAAGGAAGCCGCCCTGTCCGCCCAAGAGAGCGCCGAGGAGGACGCCCTGACCGCCGCCCAGTCCAAGGAGGACGCAGAAGCGGCCAGGACAGCCGCAGAACAGGCCAAGGCCGACGCCCTTGACAGCGCCGCAGAGGCCGCCGGAAGCGCCGCCAAAGCGGTGCAGTACAGCGGCAAGCCGCCCAAGCCTCAAAATGGAACCTGGTGGATCTGGGACGCGGAAACAGGGGCCTATTACGACAGCCAAATCAGCTGTGAGCAGCAAGGCCCCATCGGCGTGGGCATCCAGGACATCCGGCTGACCAAGGGCGACCACTCGCCGGGCACCACGGATATTTACACGGTGCATATGACAGACGGGTCTACCTACACCATTTCGGTCTACAACGGCCTGAACGGTACGGGCGCCGGCGACGTATTGGGTATCTCCTTCGACCTGGTCATCCCCGCCGAGGGGTGGTCGGAGGGGAGCGTCACCATTGCGGACGAGCGGCTTTTGGCCCTGGGCACCCACAAGTATTTCCTCAGCGCGGACGAAGCCTGTAAGGAGGAGTTCCTCGACTGCAATGTGCAGCCCAAGAACATCACCACCTCGGGCTTTCTCACCCTGACCTGCGACACAGAGCCGGCGGCGGACCTGACGGTCAACCTGATCCGGCTGGAGCTGTCGGGGAACGGGGCCATTCAGTGAGCAAGGAGGCGAAGCCCATGGAGATCGCAGTGAAAGCAACCTATGCCCATCTGGTCAAGGACGAGAGTCTGGTACAGAACTCCGACAAGCTCTATATTGTGGAGTTCCGCTTTGATCAGAGCTGGGATGGTTATGCCAAATCGGCTGTCTTTGAAGCCGGCGGCGTACAGCAGCCGCCTGTGGCGTTGACGGATGACCGATGCATTATTCCGGCTGAGTGTTTGAAACGGGCCGGAATCAATCTCAAAATCGGAGTTTCCGGCATTAAGGATGGGGTTCAGAAAGACACGGTATGGTGTCTGGCCAGCAAGATCATGTACGCGCTTGACCCCACACAACTGATGCCGCCCACCCACATCGATGGAGACGTGAAGGCCCAGATCCTTGAGGTCATCCGGGAAAATACTGCTACAGATGCAGAGGTTCAGGAAGTCCTCGACAATGCATTCCAGTCCTCCTGGATACCTCCCGAAAATCCTGAGGCTCCGGACAATACCGCCACTAACGAAGAGGTGGAGGACATTCTCGATGATGTTTTCGGCGAAGAGCCGTAAACAAATATTTTTAAGGAGGACATATTTATGTCTAAGCACACTACTCTCGAACAGCTGAAGCTTCTGGCTCAGCGCACCAAGAGCGAAATCAGCAAGGTCGAATCCAAGTCCCTGGTAGGCGTTAAGGTCAACGGCGTTGCCCTGGCCATCGCCGACAAGATGGTGGACATTCTGATTGCTTCTGGTGCTACCAACGGCACTCTGTCTGTTGCCGGCAAGGATGTTGCGGTGACGGGTCTGGCGGCCCTGGCCTACAAGGCTCAGATCTCTGAGGCCGATCTGGATACCGCTCTGAAGGCTGTGCTGGACGGCAAGGCTTCCGGCGCCGATCTGGCCACTCTGATCGGTAAGGATGCTGGTAAGAGCGCCCGCGCCATCGCCAACGAGGAGCTGGCTGCTCAGCTGATCCCCGAGGGCGCCAAGGAGGCCCTGGATACTCTGACTGAGATTGCTCAGTGGATTCAGGATCACCCCGATGACGCTTCCGCGATGAATGCCGCCATCACCAAGCTGAACGGTATCGTTGCCGGTATTGGTGGTGACGAGGACGAGTACGCCACCGTGATGACCGCCATTGAGGGCAAGATCACTGCCGCGCTGAAGGACATTGCCTCCGGTGCGACCAAGGTGGAGAAGTCCGAGGTCAACGGTAACATCAAGATCAATGGCCAGGAGACCGTGGTCTACACCCACCCTGCCGTTGAGGCTGTCGGTGCCGGTTTCAAGAAGGTCGGTAAGGACAATCAGGGTCATGTGGTGCTGGGCGACGACGTGACCAAGGAGGATATCGTTGCTCTCGGTATCCCCGCACAGGACACCACCTATCAGCCTGCTACCAGCCAGGCAAACGGTCTGATGTCCAAGGAGGACAAGGCCAAGCTGGACAGCATTGAGGTTGCGGCCGATGAGGAAGTCAATCAGATGCTGGATGAGGTCTTTGGCGCCGCTGTGGGTGCCTGATAACCGCGGAGGGGGATGGGGTATTCCTGTCCCCCTCTTATTTTTTCGGAAAGGAGCTCTAACATGGCAGAGAACAAAGCCACAACCTTAGAGCAGTTGCGGGCTCTGGCAGAAAGGGGAAAACTCGATACCCTGAACCGCGTCGACCAGCTTTTAGAGTCGATCATTCCTCTGCTGGAAGGTGCACAGCATAGCGGTACTACCGTTACTCTGCCGGCCGAGAACTGGAGCGGCAGAGCTCAGACTGTAAAGGACAACATCCTTTTGGCTGACGAAAAATACTGGTATATTGTGTGCGCTGACGCGGATTGCTTTATGGCAGTCAGCGAGACTGGCGTGAAAGCTGACAATATCACCGTTAACGGTCAGGTCACCTTTCACTGCGAGGTAACTCCAACGGAAAATCTGACCATTTATATTTTGCGACTGGAGGTCGAGCAGAATAATGAGTAATGCAAACGTCGGCAAGGTCTTTAACATGACCGGCGGCAGCGGCGGAGGCGGTACTCTGAGGCTGGAGACCCTGACAATTACCAAGCCGCCCCAAAAGACCACCTACAAGTCCGGAGAGTCCTTTGACCCCACGGGCATGGTCGTTACCGCGGGCTATGGGTATGGTCTCACTTCGGATGTGACCGGATATTCCGTGTCTCCCCAAGTCCTTACGGATGGAGTGACGGAGGTGGTTATCACCTATACCGAAGGCCGCATCACCAAGACGGCAAGTGTGCCGGTTACTGTGCAGAAGGTGCTGGTATCCATTGCCGTTACCAACAACCCCTCCAAGATGGTCTATCACTATCTGGAGGAATTTGCCCCTGCGGGAATGGTGGTCACTGCCAAATTCTCGGATGACTCTACGGAGGAGGTTTCGGGATACACCTATCCCAAGACCGCTTTCTCTACTTTGGGGAGCCGTCCGGTGGAGATCGGTTATACCTATGAGGGTGTGACCAAGACCGCCAGCTTGAATGTTACAGTCAACCCCATTGAGGTGGCTGTCCCTGTTCAAAATGGAGTCCTTACCTATGACGGGACTGGCAAAACTCCGTCCTGGACTGGGTATGATCCGTCGAAGATGACCATTTCCGGCACGACCAACGGCGTGAACGCTGGGTCCTATTCCGCACAGTTTAATCTGTCGTATGGGTATCAGTTCCCCGGCGGTTTGGACGAGGCCACGGTTGAGTGGATCATTGACCGGGCGGTCATCGCTTCTCTTCCGGTGCAGAACAATGTACTGGCGGCCAACGGCAAACCGCAGGCTCCCACCTGGGCCAACTACGACATCGGTCAGTTGACCATTGGCGGAGACCGGTCTGGAACTGACGCGGGCGATTACAAAGCCACATTTACTCCTACCGCCAACTACAAGTGGTGGGACGGTTCCATTGAGGCCAAGGAGGTCAAGTGGACCATCACCAGCGTTATTGTACCCATTCCTACGCAGAAGGGCTCGCCGACCTATACGGGAGCGCCCCAGACACCGGAATGGGATAACTTTGACCAGGTGAATTCCAAAGTGCAGGTGACCGCACAGACCAATGCCGGCACCCACTCTGCCACATTTATTCTTCTGAATGGCATGTGGTCGGACGGTTCTACGACCAATAAAACCGTTCAGTGGAGCATCGGCCGAGCTTCCATCGCCAAGGTTCCCGCCCAGAGCGGAGCTTTGAAGTATGATGGGAACCCCAAAACTCCGGTGTGGGACGCCAATTATGATCCAAACAAAATGACGGTATCTGTAGAGGCGAAGGTCAACGCCGGCACAGGGTACACTGCCGCCTTTACACCGGATTCCAACCATCAGTGGTGGGATGGCACGGTGGACGCCAAGACAGCTACCTGGGCTATCGGCAAGGGCGATCAGGTCGTATCTGTAAGTCCGACAAGTGTGACGCTGAATACCGGCGCCCGAAGCGCCAAGTTTACCGTGACCCGAAAGGGCGACGGCGTGATCTCTGCCGTTTCCAATAATGTTGGTGTGGCTACGATCGGTAACATCAATCAGCAGACCGGCGAGGTTACGGTGAACAGTGTAAATAACATCACCGGCACGACTACAATTATTGTTAAAGTAGCTGCGGGAGCCAACTATCTGGCTGGGGCCGATAAGCAGGTAGCAGTCAATGCTCAGTTCGTGACCATCTACGGCGTGGAATGGGACTGGACCAGCAGCGGCCCCACCAAGGGTAAGCGCACCGACGGAGCGGCGGGCTTTGGGGACCCCAACCCGGCGGTGAACAACGGCTCCGGCTCCTCGCCCTTTGACAACTTGTACCCGTGGAAGGACATGACCAAGGTCACCCGGACGGGCGGCGTGATGGTGAAGGAACCCAAGTATTGGTACAAGTGGAGCAAGAGCGGTAAGAAACTGAAGCTTCAGATCGCAGACGGCCCCGTGGAAGGGTTCCATGTTGACCCGGTGAATATGGACCGTGGGGACGGTCTGGGCGAGCTGGACCTCTCCTACATCGCCCGGTATCACTGCGCAAATGGCACCTACAAGTCGGAGACCAACAAGGCCCAGCAGGTGAGCATCACTCGGAGCACGGCACGAACCCAGATCCACAACCTGGGGGCCAACATCTGGCAGCTGGACTTTGCCCAGATGTGGTATGTAAACATGCTGTTCCTGGTGGAGTTCGCGGATTGGAACGGCGAGCGGATCGGCCGGGGCTGCTCGGCCAGCAATTCCAAGGAGAACAACGGGCGTACGGACGCCATGCAGTACCACACCGGTACTACGGCGGCCAATCGGGATACTTACGGTTTCACACAGTACCGGAACATCGAGGGCTGGTGGGACAATGTGTACGACTGGATGGACGGCTGCTATTACAATGGCAACGGCCTGAACGTCATCAAGAATCCCAATCAGTTCAGCGACAGTGCCAACGGCGTGCTTGTCGGTAAGCCGGTTGCTGGTTACCCGAAGGACTTCGCCATCCCGACCCAAAGCGGGCTGGAGTGGGCGCTGTATCCCTCTGAGGCTGGCGGCAGTACCACCACATATGTCCCGGATTACTGGGGTTTCAACGGTGGTAACCCGTGCCTGCGCCACGGCGGTAGCTATAACCAGGGCCAGGATCGCGGGCCGTTCTACGTGGACTACAACAGTGCGTCGAACGCGGGCTCCGTCATCGGCTGTCGCCTCCAGGAACGCCCGCCGAAGGCGGCGTGACCATTCCCCTGGGGAGGAGGGGGTTTGGGGTGAGGGGACCGCAGTCCCTTCCCCCAAGCTCCGGCCTTCCACGCATTTCAAAATGGAGCGGAAGGGCTCCTTTTCACCTTAATAAGAACAACATTTGAAACCGCTCTTCTTTGGTAAGAGGAGAGCGCGGGGTCGACTTTGCAGCAGACGATGTCCCGGATAACTGGAATTTCAACGGTAGTAACCCGTGCCTGCACCACGGCGGTAACTATAACCAGAACCAGAATCACGGGCCGTTCTACGTGAACTACAACAGTGCGTCGAACACGAACTCCAACATCGGCTGTCGCCTTCTTGAAGCAGACGCAGGCCATTGGGCCTGTCGGGTATGGCTGAACCTCCTATCGGTAGTCAGGGTTCCTCACCCTTTCTATTACGCAGAGTTGACCGCGCAGCACTTGCTGACGATGAGCCGTCAGGACACAGCCTGGTACACTTCGGGCCGGGTTTCGCCCCGGAACCACCCGCGGCGATGGAACGGCTGTGAGGCTACAAGGAGGATATTATCCCTGATGAAACGAGTGAGAGTTTACCAACAAATCCTTTCGGAAGACAATCTGCGCCTGGCCATCCGGGAAGTCAACCGGGGACACCGGCGCAACGGCGACCACAGCCTGAACAAGAAGGTCCTGGAGATCGAGGCGAATATGGATGCGTATGTGGCGGAGCTGCGCAGGTTCATTGAGGACCTGGTGAGCGGGGACGCGCACATGCACCCGCCGCTGAAACGGCGGCGCTGGGACCGGAACGCGGACAGCGGAAAGGGCAAATGGCGGGACATCAACGAGCCGCTCTTGTGGCCGGACCAGTATGTCCACCATGCGGTGTTACAGCCCATGATCCCGCACATCATGCGGAGCATGGACAAATACTGCATCGCAAGCGTGCCGGGACGGGGAAATTCCTACGGGGTCAAGGCGATCAAGAAGTGGATGAACGGCGACGCCGCCGGCACACGGTACGGTGCGGAATGCGACATCTACCACTGCTTTGAGGAGCTGGACCCGCCGTATGTCATCCAGGCACTGAAACGGCTGTTCAAGGACCGGGAGACCCTCTGGCTGTGCGACGCCCTGATGGAATACGGCGTACTTATCGGCGCGTTCTTCTCCGCCTGGTTCCTGCACCTGGTACTCCAGCCGCTGGACCTGATGATCCACCAAAGGGAGTACGGCGTCAGCCACTACCTGCGGCAGATGGACAACTTCACCATCTTCGCCTCCAGCAAGCGGAAATTGCGGAAGCTGATCCGGGATATTCAGGCGTGGCTGGCCGACGTGGGACTAAAGCTGAAAGACAACTGGCAGGTCTTTCGGATCGGCTTTACCCCAAGGGTGGAGAAGGCCAGAGAGCATCTGCCCGAGGTCAAACGGCGCCGAAGACGGCCGAGGATTCCGTCGGCGCTGGGCTACCGGTTCGGGCACGGTTACACCATCCTCCGAAAGCACAACCTGTTTCGGCTCAAGCAGTCGCTGCATTTATATTACTACCGAAGGGATCGAAACCGGGTCATCTCGTTTAAGCGGGCCTCCGGCCTGATCTCACGGCTTGGGCAGCTCCGAAAGTGCGATTGTCAACGGATTTTGGAGCGGTATTACCAGCCGAAGACCATGTTCGATCTTAAGAAAGTCGTCCGAAAAGAGTGCAGACGGCTTCAGAAATTATATCCGCCCTACCAGGCGGCGTGAAAGGAGCGGCACCATGAAAGTACAAGGGATGGTTGACCCCGGCAGTTTTACCGTGGAGCGCATTCCCGGAAGCGGAAGAAGCCTTGTACGGCTTTTCCAGAACGTGACGCCTGTCCAGACCGAGGACTTCACCGGATATGAGTACGACGAGTACCATGTGGAGGTGGAGACCTGGGACGGCATCGCGGCAAACGTGCGGGAGAACTACGAGACGTTCCTGAGAAAGGGAGTAGACAACGAGATCGACCGCAGCAATCGGGCACTGTATTCCGCACAAGTGGATACGGATGCCATGAACGTGGGCCAGGAATTCCGTCTGACTCTGCTGGAGCTGGGTCTGACGGAGCTGGATATTTAAGAAAGGGGAAAACTACTATGTTGTACCGAACTTTGAAGCGCATGATCGAGAGAGGCCAGACGGCGGGTATCGAGACGAAGCTCGATATTTTCTATGCCGCCGACAAAATCAGCGAGAGCGAGTATCAGGAACTGCTCGGGATGCTGAGTCCCAAAGCCTAAGCTTTCCAAATTTGCCTGCTTTGAAGGAGGTTGGATGATGGCGGAAGAAAAGAAACCCACCTTTGTCGAGGTGGGTGATCGGTTAACATGATCAGCTATATCGAGTACCTGAACATACCTATCGCTTTAGGTCTGGCTATTATCGGCGTTTTTTTGATCATGCAGATCGTTGGCGAAATTTTGGAGTTTAAGGGGAAAGTCGTTCCCGAGTTCATTAAGATCAGGAAATATTTTGCTCGGAAGAAGCAGGAACGGCAGACCATGCGAGAAATGTCCGCGACGATTCACGATGTGAAGACCGTGTTGAACAGCGTGGAATCCCATTACAGCGAAGATAATATCGCCAAGCGTGACGCCTGGATGAAATGGGTAAATGATAGAGCAGTGGTGTATGATCAGTCCATTGAGGTTCTGAAAGAAGAAATGGATAAGAACACCGAAATCACCATGTCTCTCTACATTGAAAGCAAGCGCAGTTCGATCATAAGTTTTGCCTCGTACTGCGTTTGCCCCGATAATCCTGTGACCAGGGAGCAGTTTAAGCGAGTCTTTCGGATCTATGCGGAATATGAGGAGATCATCAAAGACAACGATCTTCAAAATGGAGAAGTAGACATCGCTATTCGCATCATTCGAGAAGCGTACGAAAACCACTTGAGAAACGGGTCATTTGTCGAGGATGTGCGTGGATACTGATGCGAGTGGATCTGGCCTCTGCTCCTGTATCTAAAGCGGCAGAACGGTGTAAAAAGAGGTGTAGGAGAGTCGATTATTCCTCGATTACTCCTACACCTTGACCGTTTTTGCCTTGGGGTTACGGGATAATTGGTTTTTACCATAAAAATATCTAATTTCGATATAGTGATAAGTTAAAATATCCCTGGTTTTCACAGTGTGATCGATGCGAGAATCAAAATGTGCGTTTTTAGTATATTACAAAGCAAAGTGCGTGTGAATTTTCTGCTTTTGTCTGCTTTCCTGGTCCTGCATAGAGCCTTTCTCCAGAGGTGGGAAATAGTAGAATAATTGCATATCTAGAGCGGAGCAAGCGTCCGGTCAGTGCGGCATGGAAGAAGATTGAAGCCCACCCTCTGACGGACAGCCGCGATCTGGAAAATGAAATTTAGGCATCGACTATAATTGTCTTTTGGAGCGGTTATGGCGGCGCGGAGAGCGGCATCCCATCGGCAGCCGACGGCAGGCCATGATCGCCGGCAAATACGGCGGCGTGTTTTGCAATCTCCCGGATGGGACCGTGTGCATGTGTATTACTCCTACCAGCATGAGGACTCCGATTTCCTGGTAGGAGACACCGTGATTCTGGTAGTCCAGCGGTATGCGGAGGAGAAAAAGCAGATGTACGGCAAAATCCTCTCGAAGTGGTGATCCAAAAGCGAACAGGCCCGCCCCTTTATAGGGGGCGGGCCTGTCACCTTTACTAACTCAAAGGTCCATACCCATATTATTTTGTGAAGGAAGGTCAGATTGACATATGAAAGTGAGACGACTCGTTGCCTTGTGTACGGCAATGTTCCTCAGCCTACAGATGGCGGGGCTCCCCGCCTCCGCCGCGGGCAGATTTTCCGATGTCCCCGCCGGTTCTCCCTTTTATGAGAGCGTGACCTATCTGGCGGAGTGTGGGATCACAGCCGGTACGGGCGGACACAGCTTCAGCCCGGAGCGTCCCATCACAGTCCGGGAGTGGGCTACCGTGCTGTTCCAGGCTTTCGATGGAAGTACCTTGTCCTGCGATTCCCCAAAGGAGCGGTCCGAGCTCAGTATCCAGCGGTGCTATCAAAACGGCTGGCTGGGCGTGAGTGCTGCCATATCCCCTGATGGGACTCTCTGCCGCGGAGAACTGCTGCTCAGTGCCTTCCATACGGCCGGACTGCCGGTATACAACGCCTCTCTCTATGGCTATGAGGAGGCAGGATGTCTCCGCAGGAAAACGCGGTACGCATTGGAAAGGAACTTGGACTGTGCCCCGAAGCGGCCGCACCATTTGGAGTGCAGTTGCTTCCGTCTCTCAATAGAAAAATCTTTCAATCGACGATCTATGGAAGAAAAAACAGCAGCAGGATGCTCCATACGAGCAGTATTATGGCACAAGTCCGTAGGTTCTACTGATAGTAGGTCTGGGAGAGCGTGCAATAAACTACGAATGCGATTAGCAATTATGATTTATTTGGGGCGATAAAAATTTTGGAAGCCCCTTCAGCAATCTGAACTTCATATCGCTGCCCACGATAATAAAAGTGAAACTGCATGGATACAAGGCCATTGGGGAGATGAGGGGACAACTTTGGAACGCCGTTCTCGATATGCAGTCCGGCAAAGCCAAAGATAACTGTATTCCAAGTCTCACCGAGACAGGCCAGATGGAGCCCTTCCTTGCCCGTGTTGCCCATAACCTCCTCCAGGTCTAGATAGAGGGCCTTCCGCCAGTAGGCTTCAGCGGCCTCTGCCAGGCCATTCTGGGCCGCAAAGAGGGCGTGGCTGGCAAAGCTGAGGGTGGAGTCATGGATACACAGGGGCTCAAAGTCCTCCCAGGCGGCCAGCTTTTCCTCTTCGGTAAACTGCTCTGGCAGACGGGTTATAAGGAGCAGCGTATCCGCCTGCTTGATCACCTGATAGCGTTGGAGCCGGTCGAAGCAGACCTGGTGATAGCTGGCCTCGTCGCCGGATTTGAGCTCCGCCGGCTCAACGCGCTCCAGCAGGTGGAACGTATCGTCCTGGCGGTAGTGACCGGTGATTGGATCCCTGGGAAGCTGGATGGCATCGCGTAGTATCTCCCAAGCAGCGCACTCCGCTTTGGACAGGCTCAGGGCCGCATACTGCTCCGGCGCCTCTTTCTTCAGCCGTGCGGCGGCGGTCAGCGCCAGAGAGAGATTGTGCTTTACCATGGCATTGGTGAAAAGATTGTTGCTGGTAATGCCGCAGTATTCATCCGGGCCCTTGCAGAACAGCAGATTGACCTTCCCGGCTTCGGGGGCGGGAGAGTAACGGCTGACCCAGAAGCGGGCTGTCTCCACCAACACCTGTGCGCCCCCTTGGAAGAACAGGCGGTCATCGCCGGTCCAATCCAGGTATTGGCCCAGAGCATAGGCCACGTCAGCGGTGACGTGGACCTCGCTGCACCCGATGTCCCAGCTTTCACACTGCTCGGTGCCGTCATAAGACACCATCCAGGGGTAGCGGGCCCCGGCGCCATTCATCCGCGCCGCATGCGCTCTGGCCTGGGGAAGCGTGCCGACCCGGAAGCCCGCCAGACTGCGGGCAGCCTTTGGATCGGTCAGGTCATAAAAGGGCGTCAGAAAGAGATCTGTGTCCCAAAAATAGCAGCCTTTGTACCGCGTGTGGGTGAGCCCTCTAGCCCCGATGCTCACGGTGTGGTCCCGAGGAGAGCAGTTGGCCGCCAACTGGTAGATCACATAACGCAGCGCCGTCTGCGCGTCGTCATCCCCCTCCATGACAATGTCGCAGTCCGCCCACTTTTGCTCCCATGCGGCCTGATTCTCCGCCAGCGCACTTACAAAGTCCCAGCCTGGCTCCACATCCAGCTGGAGCAGGGGATCCACATCGCGGCTGGAAGTCAGCCGGGCGGCGATCTCCAAGGCGATGGGAGCATCGGAAGCGTCACTGGTGCAGCGCACTCCCACGCCGTCACCGGTATCTGCAACAAAAGCGGGGGATGAAAAGCCCTCTGTGCGGCAGGAAACCGTCTGAGCCAGTTCCAGCCTTGTATGATTTGTCTTATAGCGGGCGGTGAATCCGGCGTCGGTCGCCTCGCCGGAGCAGAAACGGGTCATCTGGATGATCTGGGTGTTCTCCTTCACCTGATCGTCTGGGATAGGGCTGTTGCAGCTCTGGTGGTCGATCCCGGCCAAAAGCTCCACCTGCCCGCGGCCCTGGAATTCAAGCCGCTGGAACAGAAAGCTAGGCTTGGCCAAGGAGAAAAAACGCTGTTCCTGCACATCCACCCAGTCATCCGCAATACTCAGCCGGTAACGGAAGGTGAGCAGACCTGTACGGAGATCCAGCGCGCGGGACAAATGGGAGGGAATGGCCGGTATGCGGCCATTCAATCGGATCTGGTACCAGATAGGGGTGGGCAGATTGACAAAATCCGTCAGCTCTGTGCTGTCGGAGATCCGGTCATAAAAGCCAGCCAAGAAAAGTCCGGCGTCCAACGGCCGGCGGATCGGCCGGTAAGCGGGGTAACCCCGGGCCCCCATGCGGCCGTTGCCGGTAAAGAAGACGCTCTCCAGGAAGCGGTCGGCAAGATCGTTCCCCTCCGCTGAAATTGTCCAGCCCCGGCGCTTCACGTCAGTTCTCATAGGACACGCCTCCTAACGCATACCGCAGGGCGTGGCACACAAACCCCGCGCAAGTGGCAAAGGCGTCTCCCGTCGCGGATCGGCCCGTGTGCTCATCGATGCTCTCACAGACGATGCCGTTGTCCATCACCGCCCGACGCAGAAGATCCAACGACCGCTCCGCCTCCCCGCTGAGCAGGCTGTTGGCCACACTCAACATCCAGGGATGGGGGGCGTGGGCGCAGCCGATTTCCGCAAAGGCGCACCCGGCGAAGCTGTAAGGATACTCCGGGGCGCGGATCTGACGCACTGTATTCTGATATGCGGGGTCATCCGGCGCGCAGAAGCCCAGGTAGGGCAGGAGCAGCAGGCTTCCTGGCGGCTCGTCATATACATCTGTATGGCCCTCCAGATCCGTGGACCAGGCATAGTATGGGCCGTTCGGGCCCTGGACAACACAGTGCTCCAGGATCGACCGGCGGAGCTCCTCCGCCTCCCCGGCAAGGTCGCCGTATGTTT